ATGGATGAACTACAACGAGCACTCAAAATCGCTTTTGCTAGCGAATTTGCTTTCTATTTAAAAGCGCACTACTTTCACTGGAATGTAGAAGGTCCGCTATTCAAGCAGTTGCATGATTTATTTGGTGAGATCTACGAAGAAGTCTATGGCAGCATCGACGACTTTGCTGAAAACATTCGCAAAACTGGTGCATATACTCCCGGCTCATTCCAGCGTTTCAGTATGTTGACATTGATTGATGATGAAACTCAGTTACTACCAGCCGAAGCTATGGTACTAGAACTGCTTGAAGATAGTACCAAAATGTCCAAATTATTCCAAGTGGTATTCCAAGCAGCCGAAGAACTGGGTGAACACGGACTAAGCGACTTCCTGGCAGCACGTATGGATGCACATCAAAAACATTCTTGGATGCTACGCAGTACACTTAAATAGTGTATGACTGTTAAACTCAACACAGAAATTGGTTCAAATTTCTGTTACGCACCGTGGACCAATATACACATCAATACCACAGGTACCTACAAGACCTGTTGTGCCGGCACAGACGAAATTGGCGACTTACGAGTAATTCCCATCAAGGATCTGCTTTCAGATCAAAAGCTAGCCAGTATTAAACAATCTCTGTATCAAAATAACACGCACCCAAACTGCACAGTATGTACCAGACAAGAACAGCACAGTTCTGTAAGCGAACGTACCTGGTATTCCGACATCGCCGAAAATCAATCGGTTGTTGTAAATCATACAGATGCACAACAAATACAAAATTTAGATATACGCTGGTCAAACACTTGTAACCTGAGTTGCGTGTATTGTGATCATGAAGCCAGCAGTCAGTGGGCTGCATTAAAAAGACAACCAGTTGAAAGGTTGGATTATACCAACACATTGCCTGGACTGTTAGAGTTCATTGACAGCAATCGCGGTACCATCAAAAATTTAGCCTTGCTTGGTGGTGAACCATTATTGCAAAAAGAAAACGATGCACTACTGGACGTTATTGCTGACCATGTTCACATTAATGTAATAACCAATTTAAGTGTACCTTTAGAAAACAATCGTATATTCCAAAAATTGCTAGCCAAAAAGAATGTAATGTGGGATATCAGTTTTGAGACTGTAGAAGATCGATTTGAATACGTTCGGCACGGAAGTAATTGGTCTTTGATGTTAAAGAACGTACAATACTTAAAACAAGCAACAGAAGACAAGTCCGGACATAACATTGGTATCACTAGTCAATATTGTGTTTACAATGCAATGAACCTGTCAGAGCTACATCAATATTTTGCCGACCATGATATTCCAATGATGAGATGGAACGAGTTACATTACCCTAACGTATTAAGCGTCTCTAGTTTGCCAACGCATCACTTAGATAAAGCTATAAAAGAATTAGAGTTATCAATGCAGTATCACTATTATCCAGTACAAGAAAGATTTTTAAAAGACATGGCCAATAGTCTTAGAAATATTAAATCTGCAAACAAAGATTGCACAGAGCTATATCAGTGGCATGCAATGCAAGAACAAACATATTGGCCTAATACTAAACTAAAATTTGAAAATCTATGGCCGGAGTATAGATAATGTTATTGGTATACATACATGGAGCAAATGCCACCAGCGACAGTTTTAATTATATTAGAGAACACATTGGTGGCAACGATTTAGTCATAAACTATGACAGCAGAAACGGATTTGAAAAGAATCTAGCTGACATGCGGTACCAATTGGAAAAATATTCAAAAATATTTTTTATTTGTCATAGCTTGGGTGGCATTTATGCTTTGCACTTGGCAAATGCTATCCCTGATCAGGTATTAGGAGCAGTTACACTAAGTACACCGTATGGTGGTGCTGAAGTAGCCGATGTCGCAAAATATTTTTTACCTTACAGCAGACTGTTAAAAGACATTGGACCAAACTCATGGGCAATGAGACAAGCAAATCGTATTGATGTACAACACCCATGGTGCAATGTAGTTACCATAAAAGGTGATAGTCCGTGGGTGCTAGGACACAACGATGGTGTAGTTACTATTAACAGTCAACAGCATCATGCCAAAGATATGGATCTAATAGAAGTAGAGTACAATCACTATGAAGTGGTTTTAAATGATCAAGTAATAGATATAATTCGAGAAAGGTTACCAAAATGATTGTTGAAATGTTGATGTATGGTTTCGTTAGTGCCTTTGGATGGTGGGGAGCAAATCATTACGTTATTGAACCTGTCTTAGAAGGCAAACCTGCCACTATAGAAAAAGAAGTACAACAACAACAGTGTACCGCTTGGGAAGAAGTCAAGAACCCAGATGGTACCATATCCAGAACACGCACTTGCGAAAAGGCTTCACCTTAGGACCGTGAGGGCGCGGCTGCTGCGCTACCCAGAGGAGTCGTGCCCCGAGGGTTAAAGTGAGCAAATTTCTATTGCTATTTCAAGCACAATACTATATAATTGCGTTTTATCAGGAGATTACAATGAGTTCAAGAATGTTCGGTTCCGCTGAAAAAGCAAAACTAACACAATTGGTTAACGAAGGCATGCAGGTACTACAAGAAGTCGAGGACCTTACTGCTGGGCTAAACGATACTGTTAAAGCTATCGCAGAAGAACTAGAAGTCAAGCCAGCTATTCTTAAAAAAGCAATCAAGATTGCACACAAGGCCAAGCTGGGTGAAACCAATCGCGATCACGACGATCTGAACACTATCCTAGAAACAGTAGGCAAAACTCTTTGACCGAAATATTAAGTGGAACCTTCAACTGGATCCGGGAAGATTACAAGAGCAATCGACTTCGTTTTTGTTTTGAGGTCATTGCTTGGGCTATATCTATTGGCTGTAGTATCACTATGGCCGTCACCGTGCCTACTCCACCCCTTCTTGTCTTGTACCCCGTTTGGATTACAGGTTGTGCTATATACGCTTGGTGCGCTTATAGTCGCGGTTCCTTTGGTATGCTGGCTAATTACATTCTTCTTACCACAATCGACTCAGTAGGTCTTGCAAGAATGTTGTTAAACTAATATAATTATAATCTATGAGCTATATTGATGCATTGTACGATCGCGACAAAGATCGCATTCATGTTGTAGAACGTGTTAATGGCGAACGAGTATATCGAGAGTATCCGGCCAGCTATATATTCTACTACGACGATCCTCGTGGCAAGTTTCGTACTGTATACGGAACTCCAGTTAGTAGATTTAGCACACGCAACTCCAAAGAGTTCCACAAAGAGTTAAAGATTAATTCTGGCAAACGCCTGTGGGAAAGTGATATCAATCCTATCTTTCGCTGCCTTGAAGAAAACTATTCGGGTATAGACTCCCCAAAGTTACAAACTGCTTTCTTCGACATTGAAGTAGACTTTGACCCAGTGCGAGGATTCAGCAAGCCCGAGGATCCGTTCAATGCCATCACAGCCATATCTGTATACATGGATTGGTTAGACAAACTGGTCACACTAGTTGTTCCGCCCAAAAGCTATTCGTGGGAAACTGCACAAGAAATATGCGATCGATATGATAACTGTTTCTTGTTTGAACGAGAAGAGGACATGCTTAACACATTCCTTGACTTGATTGATGATGCAGATATCTTAAGTGGCTGGAACTCGGAAGGTTTCGATATTCCTTATACCACTATGCGTATTACTCGTGTGTTAAGCAAGGATGACACCAGACGTTTTTGTTTGTGGAATCAGTTCCCCAAGCAACGAACCTTTGAACGCTTTGGTGCAGAAAACTTGACCTTTGACTTGATTGGTCGTGTGCATCTTGACTACATGCAACTGTATCGCAAGTACACATACGAAGAACGTCATAGTTATAGTCTGGATGCCATTGCCGAGTATGAACTAGGCGAACGCAAGACACAATACGAAGGTACCCTGGACCAACTGTACAACAAGGACTTTCCAACCTTTATTGAATACAACAGACAAGATACCATGCTGTTGGCTAGACTAGACAAGAAGTTACGTTTCTTAGATCTAGCAAACGAACTGGCACACGACAATACTGTGTTACTGCCCACAACTATGGGTGCAGTAGCAGTTACCGAGCAAGCGATTATTAACGAAGCACATCAACGAGGTATGGTAGTACCTAATAGAAAGGGTAGAGATGATCAAGGTGACACACAAGCGGCAGGTGCCTACGTTGCTTTCCCCAAAAAAGGAATGCACGAATGGATCGGAGCAATCGACATCAACAGTCTATACCCGTCAGCAATCCGCGCTCTTAACATGGCACAAGAGTCGATTGTTGGACAACTCCGGCCAATAATGACCGATCGGTATATCAAAGATAAAATGGCTGCTGGCAGTAGCTTTGCTGATGCATGGGAAAACATGTTTGGCACTCTTGAATATACCGCAGTAATGAACGGTGAACCAGGAACTGAAATTACCATTGACTGGGAAGGTGATGGGCGTAGCGATGTGCTGAGTGCCGCAGATGTATGGCGACTAATATTTGACAGCAACAAACCCTGGATGCTGAGTGCCAATGGTACAATTTTCAGCTACGAGCAAAAGGCCGTTGTGCCCGGATTATTGGAGCGATGGTATGCCGAACGAAAAGAACTACAAGCAAAGAAAAAAGCAGCCGAGACCGACGAAGACAAAGCCTTCTGGGACAAACGACAACTCGTCAAAAAAATTAACCTTAACAGTTTGTACGGGGCAATTCTTAATCCAGGTTGCAGATTTTTCGACAAAAGAATTGGCCAGAGCACTACGCTCACAGGGCGTATCATCGCTAGACACATGGACAGTTATATCAATGAGTGCATCTTCGGGGACTATGACCATGTCGGTCCCGCCATCATCTATGGAGACACTGATAGCTGTTACTTCTCGGCTTGGCCGGCAATTCAAGCGGATGTTGAAGCAGGCCGAATGGAATGGAACAAAGATATCTGTACCCAACTCTACGACAGTATAGCCGATCAAGTGAATGCCAGCTTCCCGGCATTTATGGAACGTGCATGCCATGTGCCAAGAGCCAACGGCGAACTTATCAAAGGTGGTCGAGAACTAGTTGCCAGTAAAGGCTTGTTTATCAAGAAGAAGCGTTATGCTGTTCTTATCTATGACCTAGAAGGCAATAGACTGGACACACATGGCAAGCCAGGCAAAGTCAAGGCCATGGGTCTCGATCTTAAACGATCGGATACTCCCAAAGTTGTACAGGACTTCTTGAGTGAACTGTTGACTGCTGTGCTAACGGGCTCAGAAAAAGAAAAGATCTATGACATGGTACGTGAATTCAAGATTGCATTCCAAGATAGACCTGCATGGGAAAAAGGTACCCCCAAACGTGTTAACAACTTGACCAAGTACACTGCCGAAGAAGCACGCCTTGGTAAAGCCAACATGCCCGGACATGTACGTGCAGCAATGAACTGGAACAATCTACGTAGAATGCACGGAGACAACTACAGTATTGCAATTATTGATGGCATGAAAACCATTGTGTGCAAATTGAAAGACAATGCACTGGGTTATACTTCAGTTGGGTATCCCACAGACGAAACTCATATACCAGCATGGTTCAAAGAACTACCGTTTGATGACGGTTTGATGGAAGCTACCATTGTGGATCAAAAGGTAGAAAATCTATTAGGCGTACTTGACTGGGACATTCCTAATAACACAGATATTAAAACAACCTTTGACAGCCTGTTTACATTCGAATAAATATGTATATAACGGTGTCTTTCAATGCAACTACATGAGCTAGTAAACTTACGCAACTCTTTGCAGACTGCAATAGATCTTGTATCTATTGAATCTGCCATTGAGCGTAATCAAGCAGCGTTGGATGCACTTTCATTGACCGCCGATCCCGAGTATCAGACAACTATAGCCAGCATTGTAAAACATTTTGATGCAGTGACCGAGTTACTGCCTATTACCACTCAAGAAACTGCCAAATTGATTGATCGAGTTCAACAAGAAATTACTGAACGCAGTTCTAAATTTTTTGCCAGCAACTATCAACTTGAACTCAGCATTGCCGACAACGACATGCTGCCCATGAATACAAGAAATCGTAGACATTGGCGTCGTATGCGAATGGATCTTGATGACAGTCCAGACAAACACCTATTGTCAAGAATTTTTCAACACAGCTCATACAAATATCCAGCACTGGAAATTGGTTGCAGAGATGGAGAATTTACACAGCATCTGGTAGCCAGTGATCCATTGTACATTGCCGATGTACACCCTGAGTTTTTATCTAGTGCAGTTTCGATGTTCCCCGAGGAATATCAAGCCAGAGTTCGCAAGTACCTGATTAAAGATTACAAGATCGAAGGCTTGCCTAAAAATCAATTTGGATTTATATTCAGCTATAACTTTTTTAACTATCTCAGTTTTGACAGTATCAAACAGTTGATGATTTCTGCACAGCAATGGCTGCGACCTGGTGGTACCATTATATTCACATATAATAATTCTGATTTGGGTGTTGGCGCTGCCTATGCCGAAAGTTATTATATGAGCTATGTACCACGTAGCATGTTGGTTCCCATGTGCGAAAGTCTAGGATTCAAATTGATTGATCATAGAGATTATGAGCCAAATCTTTCCTGGGTTGAATTTCGGAAACACGGTGAGCTAACAACGGTAAAAGCCAGCCAAGCACTTGGTGAAATAATGCACATTAACCATTGACTTGTCTAAATATACTTGCTATACTAGCAAATATTCTTCGGAGATCTAAATGAAAGACTACTTACAAGACATTGTACAACACACTCACAGCCTTGGTTTTATTGACCTAGTCAAGATCACAGGCACAGACACAACCACCAGCATTGATGCTGTCAGCGAAGATCGTATAGCGATTATTCAAGCACAGTTTCACAATCCAGTACCAGAGTTTATTGGTACATTTGGTATGCCCAACCTTGGCAAACTAAACACTATTCTTAATATTCCCGAATACAAAGAAGATGCTGCCATTGCAATCACACAAAAGGCCGCAGGTGATCCAGACGGTATTTCGTTTAAAAACAAAGGCGGCGACTTTAAGAACGATTATCGTTTAATGACTGCTAACGTTGTCAACGACAAACTCAAAACTGTCAAGTTCAAAGGCGTCAAATGGGGTGTGGAAATTGAACCCACTGTGGCTGCTATTCAACGTATGCGTTTCATGGCACAGGCCAACAGTGAAGAAACTACCTTTGTGGCCAAAGTTGAAAACGGTAACCTAGTGTTTTACTTTGGTGACCATTCAAGCCACGCAGGTAACTTTGTGTTTGCACATGATGTCGCAGGCTCATTGACCAAAGCATGGAACTGGCCAGTTGGTGCTGTTATTAGCATCCTGAGTTTGCCCGGTGATAAAATGATTCGCTTCAGCGATGAAGGTGCTGCACAGATCACTGTTGACAGCGGCCTAGCAGTTTATAACTATATCTTACCTGCACAGACCAAGTGATAATGCATCCGTTACGCAACAACTATTGGTTACGTAGAGGTTATGTAACGGGCACATGCATGTATCATGCAGGACTGCGTCAATGTTATATAAACATTCCCAAGAATGCCAGCAGCTTCTTAAGACACTATTTTAAAGATACTGGATGGAAACACATGCATGTTGGAATGAATATGGGCATTGACGCAAATATTATTGTGCTTCGAGATCCAATCGAACGCTGGATTACTGGTATTGCACAACATATTACAACAAATATCTTAGGTGAAAATTTTGGTAGCACACACTATCTAGAACAGACCAATGAGTTAGTCGAAAGGTTGATTTTTGATCAAATTGTATTTGACGATCATACAGAACAACAATCTTGGTTCTTGGAACCGTTTGATTTGACCAACTCAGTGTTCTTTTATTGTAACTCCGATCTAAGTAAAAATCTAGATAGTTATTTTGGCAGTATTGGCACCGACTTTCATTTAACTAACAAACCTTATGTTAATGTTAGTCAGGAACAGTTTGACAATGCCAACCTAGTTGAACATTTTAAAAAATTAGTATATAATAACGAACACTATCAAGACAAACTACGTTCATATTTTGTCAGAGACTACGACTTAATTCATTCTGTAAATTTTTATGACCCAAGATAATTTAACAGCAAAACAAAATGACTATGCAGTATTCTTGCCTGCAATCTCAGGCTTCTATGCTACCTTTGTAGGCAAACAACGTAATGAGCAGTATGTGGATCCTGCTCGTATGCCCACAGGCATACAAGATATGGAAATGATGAACTGGCTTAACAGTCAACAAGCCCTGTTTCCGTATCGGTGGAGCCTGTACTCAGGTGGACATGCCAACTTAGATCTTACCAAACAGGATTGGTCAGAAGACATGGTTCGTAATCGTGAACCAGGTACATTAATGCTAGGCGACTCGGGCGGATTCCAAATTGCTAAAGGCTTGTGGGAAGGTGATTGGAAGGCCAATTCAGGTTGTCCTAAAGCACAGGCCAAGCGTGAAGCTGTGCTTAAATGGTTAGACGGTGTTAGCGACTATGCAATGACACTTGATATTCCTACCTGGGTCGTGCATGATAAAAAAGCCAGTGCTGCATGCCAAATTACCACACACCAAGAAGCTGTAGATGCTACCAAGTACAATAACGAATACTTTATGCAACATCGCAAGGGCGTTAAGAATGGTGGTACACGAATTCTAAACGTGCTACAAGGTGCCAGTCATGATGAAGCCGAGGATTGGTATCAGACCATGAAACACTACTGCGACCCTGCAAAGTATCCGGATACACATTTTAACGGTTGGGCCATGGGTGGTCAGAACATGTGTGATATACAACTGATACTCAAACGTTTGGTTACACTACGTTACGATAATTTATTGCAAGAAGGTGTACATGATTGGATGCACTTCTTGGGTACAAGCAAGTTGGAATGGGCTGTGCTACTCACCGTGATTCAAAGAGCAGTTAGAAAATACGTTAACCCCGCATTTACTATCTCCTTTGATTGTGCCAGTCCATTCCTTGCCACTGCCAACGGACAAGTATATCATCAAATTGATCTGCCGCACGAAGGCAAATGGAGTTATCGTATGGCACCTATTGTAGATGATAAAAAATATGCCACTGACACACGCAGTTATAGAGATGCCATCCTGCAAGACAATCTAATTCACTGTTTTGATGAAAGTCCAATTAGTGCATTGTGCAAGATCAAAGATATTTGTGTGTACAAGCCCGGCGACCTAAATAAGAATGGCAAAGAAGGCAAGACAAGTTGGGATAGTTTTAGTTACGCTTTGTTAATGGGGCATAATGTTTGGATGCATATTGAAAGTGTACAACGTGCTAATAGAGAGTTTGATGCTGGTCGATATCCTTACATGATGAAGCACGAATTAGATACCGGCGATGGTGAATATTTTGTAGACATTGTAGAGCGTATATTTGCTGCGCCTGATAAACAAACTGCACTGGATATTATTGAAGATCCTAAATATTCCAAGAAAACCGGCTACTGGAATCAGATCATTGGTACTAGAGGATTCAAAGGTGAAAAAACCACAAACTCTCGTACATTGGCTAAGAAACTTTTGGAAATTGAAGGCACCGGTGTTAAACTAGACAAAGTTAAAAAAGCACCAGCAACACCTGTATTGTCTACTGATCTATTTGACTTTTAAGGAGCAACTATGTACAAGGCACGTATTGAACATCTTACCGAAGCACATCGTGTGCTAAACAAGCAAATTGATGACATGGAACGTAATCATCCACATGTTGAAATAGACAAACTTGCTGAGATGAAAAAACGAAAATTATTGCTGAAAGATGAAATTTCCAAATTGACTCGACAGCAATGGGAATACGATCATGAAACTATTCACGGAGACGATGACCGATGAACAGAGAAGGACATAACAACGTAAGCATTTTTGTTGGCGAAGAAGTCGAGCATACGCCTGCGTATGGTTTAAAGACTTTGTTTGTTGTAGGCTTACAAGATGTTGAATTAATCGATGCAGCATACATTGCTCACAAATGCAAGCACATTTACTTTGGTGCAAATCAAAGTTTTCCAAGAATAGATATCAACGACTCCATTAAATGGTCCAAGTGGGAATCCATGATCAGACCGTTCCTAGACAAAGATTATCTATGCACTCTTGATGTGGATGTTGGTTGTGCAGAAGGTCTGGTTGAGGGCATGCTAACTGAATATCATAATTTTATTCCAATGATTTCAGTCAAAGTGCCCTATATCAACCAACTTGGATACAATGCCACACTGAAAATTGATGACAAAGATTTTCGTGCATCTAACCCAGGTGTATGGTGTCATAACATTCACGAGTTACAAAATCGTGCGGTATTTACTGACTGGTCTAAATATACAAAGGATGAAGTAGTAAGATGAGTGACGGTAGTAAAGGTTCTGCACCAAGACCATTTAGTGTAGACCAAAAGACATTTGGCGATAATTTTGATCGCATTTTTGGTAAGAACAAGGTTGCGGAAACTTCGTGTTACTGCTATACTTGTACACAGGATCAGACAAGAATGATTGTATGTCCAACCTGTGGTAACAAACGTTGCCCGCATGCAACAGATCATAACTTGGCTTGTACCAACAGTAATGAGCCAGGACAACCAGGAAGTAGATACTAATGAATCAAGAACAGAGAGCAACAACAGATAGAATTATGGAAAAGGCACTCAGAATGATTTGGGTGACGTTCCAAAAAGAAGGTATTCACAAATATCCAGCAGCAGCAACAGACCCTCAACTTGCAACCGGAGATCAATACGATGTTTCGTTCCTTGCTAATCCCCACCGTCATATTTTTCATTTTCGTATTTGGATTGATGTTTTCCATAATGACAGAGACATCGAATTCATCCAATTTAAAAGATGGATTGAAAACTTGTACAATGGCAACCAAGCTACATTGCAACTAGATTATAAAAGTTGCGAAATGATAGCAGACGATTTATATGTACAAATTGCTGCACGATATCCAGAACGTTGTGTTATAATCGAAGTAAGCGAGGACGGCGAAAATGGCTGTTCAATTACCTACAACACACATCAACCTTCATTATCTTTAAAGATTTAATATAATGTCTTTGTTAATTAAAAAACCTCCGTGTATTGTGCAAGGATGTGGTAAATCTGCGTCTTGGGTAAGGCGCAATAAAGATGGTACATTTAAATTCCGAAATACGTGTAGCAAACATCATAAAATGGATATTAAATTGACTAAAAAAGACTATTGTGAAAACATCGATCAACAACTAGGATTTAAATGTACAACAACCATAATGGGTCCGTATCAATTACAAGTTGATCATATCGACGGTGATCGTTACAACAATGACCCAAACAATCATCAAACATTATGTGCATGCTGTCATGCTTATAAAACACATACACAACAAAATCATCTCAAACGATACAACAAAGCAATAAACAATACATACAATTCAATCTTTCAATAAAAATCTAAGGAGAACAAAATGGCTGCACCTGCATGGCTTAAGAAGTATTTAAAAATGAAACCCGAGGTTTCCAAGATCTACGAGGATCTTGAAAACTACCGAGCGTTTTGTGTTAAGCAAGGCTATGTGTTTGACGAAGCACATCTTTACAATGAAAAAACACCCTGGGGTGAGTGGCAGCGTGTGCTAGCCGGCAAGTATCCAAAAGACAACTGGAGTCCGCATCCAAAGCCGGAGCGTAGCAACTTCCGCCCACGTGACAACAACTATCGCGGCAACAGATACTGATATGCGTAAACTTTACTACATGGGTCTTGAAAGTTACAAGGCTCGTTATACCCTACAACTGACAGAGTGGAATCGTCGCGTGTTCGAACAACGCGGCATCGAAGTGAGCTATGTGCCGGGCTTGACTCTTGACAACAGTCAAAAGATTGTTGTTGGTCAAGTACTTGACGCACATGGTCGCAGTTACTTTGCCATGAGTCAAATGATGAATCTGGTTCGACTGATGCAGCAAGGCGAAGTAACCGGCGAAGATGTTGTCTACTTTGAAGACATGTTCCAACCTGGCTTTGAAAGCCTTGGTTACATCATCAATCAAGTTCCTGCAGAAATGCGTCCCAAGATTTATGTACGCTGTCTAGCACAGGCCATTGACCCAGATGACTTTGTTCATGTGTGGGGAATGGGTAAATGGATGATGGACTATGAGCGCATGGTCAATGACATTGTCGCTATCTCGGGTGGTGCTGTACTGGCTACCAACGAAGAGATGGTCATGCACATGAAGGTAGCAGGTTGGACTGCTCCCGTCTACAATATTTCAGGACTTGCATTTGGCAAAAGCGAGGTGCGTGAACGTGTTGCCGGTGAACTAAAACCGTTTGCACAACGCACACGTAGAGTTGGCTTTGCTGCACGTTGGGATCAAGAGAAGCAACCGGACTTCTACATGGACTTGATTGAAGAATATCATCGTCGTGCAAACTTTGTCTACAGCGATTGGCCTGCTGTTGAGTTCTGTGTGTTTAGCGGAGCCAAGCTAAAGAGCAACAACTCCAGTTACATGGAACGTACACGTAGATTGCAAGCCGAAGGTAAATTGGTTATCTATGAGGACCTGGAGAAAAATGAATATTATAATCTTCTTAACGATACTCGTGTCTTATTTAATTGTGCTTTACAAGATTGGGTCTCGAACACAGTCAGTGAAGCCGATACTCTTGGTTGTAACGTTCTATATCCTGCTTATCGCAGCTTTCCAGAATCTTTCGCAAACGACCATGAACGATTATATATTCCCTGGAGTCTAGATGATGCACTTACAAAACTTAATAAACTTCTTGACCATCCACATATTAACATGGGGCGTATCAGTGATCACACTGATGGTACCGTTGATCGCATTGTGGACATACTAGAAGGCCGAGGCGAACAGTGGTTGCGTATGAGTACAGATTATCGTAAGCACACGCATGAATCGAAATATTAATCTATGGACAGAATTGGTGATGCAAGAGTCACCAATTCTAACTGAATCTGCTGCTGAACTGCTGTACTTTCGTGCTGCCACAGCATGGGGTCACAATCAGACATTAGAAATACCCAATGGTATAGGCGGATGGGTGGACTTGACAAAGCTCTACGAACAGTTTAAACTACTATCAATACTTAAAGGAGAATGACATGGCAAAATTAAACAAGCTATCTAAAGTTAACGAAAGCATCAACGTTAATCGTTACGACAACGGTTTTATGGTTGAAGTCAGTGGTCGCGACGACGACAACGATTGGAAAACTGCAAAGATTCTTTGTGCTACTGAAGAAGAAATGATTGCTGTAGTTAAAGAATGGAACTCAATGGATCTGGATAGTTAATGAAAATTGTCGTTACAGGCGGATGTGGCTACATTGGTAGTCACGTTGCACGAGCATTTAAACAGCAAGGTCATAATGTTTTCATTATTGATCGTGTTGATCGAGCACACGCTCGTAAAGACATGGACGGCTATCTGATCAAGGACTTTGCTAGCGACGTGGCATTGTCGATGCTACATACACTGGCACCTGATGTGATTGTGCATTGTGCAGGTACTAGTTTGGTTGGTCCCAGCATGACCAACCCCAGCGAATACTACGACAATAACATTGCCAAGACTATTAAACTGTTAAACGTGGTCAAGGATCTTGCAAAGAAGCCTTACATAATGTTTAGCAGTAGTGCCAGTGTATACGGACAACCCGATACATGGCCTATCAAAGAAGATAGTGCTATACAACCAATCAGTCCGTATGGTAATACCAAAGCAATGACTGAAGTTATCCTCCGGGATTATGCTGCGGCCTATGGTATTGATAGTATTTGTTTTAGATACTTTAATGCTGCTGGTGCAGAACCTGAGAACTTTGATCTTGGTCAAGAACCAGGTGCTACCCATATTGTTGCCAGAGTGTTAGAAGCCAGTATCAACGACACCGAGTTCACACTTAACGGCAGCGACTTTGACACACATGATGGCAGTTGTATTCGTGACTACGTACATGTTTGGGACTTGGCACAGGCACACATCAAAGGTTTCGAATTCCTGCATAAAACCAGCGACAGTGAACAAACTGGCAGCAGTTACGTATTCAATCTTGGAACTAATTCTGGAATTAGTAACTGGGAAATTGTTAGATATGTCAGCGAACACTACGGACTTGATCGACTGTTAGTTCAGAGTCGGCGACCTGGAGATCCAGATGTACTTATTGCAGATGCATCATTGGCCAATGATGTGCTAGGCTGGTATCCTGAACACAGCGATATTGCTACTATCATTGATTCTGCTTGCAAATGGTACACTAGAGATGTTTGAATATATTGCAATGTTTGAGCGCCAGTTGGCCAAGTATACTGGTGCTCCTTTTGCTATCATGACCGACTGCTGTACCCATGCCATTGAACTGTGTTTGCGATATCAGCAGGTCAATCAAACTGCATTTACTGCCTTTACCTATCTAAGTATTCCCATGTTAATGCACAAGTTGGGCATCAACTATATGTACACCGAAGAACAGTGGACCGGAGAGTATCAGTTTCATGGCACCAACATATGGGACAGCGCACGTAGACTTGAACGCGGAATGTATCGAGCAGATTCCATGCAATGCCTCAGCTTTGGTTATAACAAGCCTTTACAAATAGGCCGCGGTGGTGCTATACTGCTTGACGACGAAGTTGCATATCACACAATGTTACGTCAACGCTATGATGGTAGAGACTTGACTGTAACGCCCTGGGAGTCGCAGAAAGTATTTGAAGTTGGCTATCACTATAAGCCAACACCAGAAGAAGCAAGAATAGGATTAGATAAATTAGACTCGGTTGATGAACCGCCTAAATATCATCAATATCCTGATTTAAGAGATATTACAATAATTGGACATCCACGTCACTAACTCGGAGAAAAATATGACAAAAGAATTTAAGCCAGATCCTGTACTTAACGAACCGCTAGACAAAGAATTTGTCAAGCAAGAATATGTTGAGTTTGAAAAACCCGTATATGTCAAAGCCGCAGACATGATGAGTGACAAAGGCTATCAAGAAGGCTATCTTGGTGGTGTTATTCGTGCCAGAATGCAGCGTGAAAACAAACGTTTCTGGGCCGGAGACAACATCAGCGATTATGTAAAGGAAGAAGATGTTCCTAAACTGATTGACGAAGCCACGGAGGCGTTTGAGCGTGTACTTGATACACTACTAATTGACAGGGAAAATGATCCCAACAGCCGAGGCACAGCACGTAGACTGGCCAAGATGTACTTTAACGAAATTATGGCAGGTAGATATGAACCAGCACCAGACGCAACAGCATTTCCAAATGACTCGCAGGACCGTTACGAAGGTATGTTGGTTGTTCGTAGCGAGCTTCGCAGTATGTGTAGCCACCATCATCAACCCGTTAGTGGCGTTGCTTATATTGGTATTATTGCTGCCGAGAAACTTATCGGACTCAGCAAATACACACGTATCGCCCAGTGGTGCGCCCGACGTGGTACACTCCAGGAGGAACTTTGTAATGACATTGCTAGGGAAATCTCAAAAGCAACCGGATCACGAAATGTAGGTGTGTATATTCAAGCCACACACGGTTGCTGTGAAAATCGTGGCATTATGGCACACAGTTCATTGACTCAGACTACTGTACTCACAGGGGCATTCAAAGATGATCCTAATACCAAGAAAGAGTTCATGGACAATATCAAACTTCAACAAGAATTTGCACCGAGGTAATCATGGAAATACAACCCAAAGATCCAAGCCAAGGACATTTTTATGTGAGCCTTGTAAAGAGTGGTTTTAGAATTGGTGCAGGCATTGCACTGGCTCGTGGCGAGTTAATTACTGCTGGTGCATTATTGATCTTTGCAGAGATGTTAGGCATTATAGAAGAACTAGTTTAATAAAGGAGAAAGCAATGAATGATGTTAGCACAGTGCTTGAACGAGTAATGAATCTCAAAACATTCAAAGTTGTTACAGAGCTACCTGATGAATTTGAATTTAACGGCCGAGTTCCATACGACATGTCAATCAAGGATGGCATGGTAACCATGCATGTACCAGCATTGTCATTGGCTGAAGCTAAACAGTTAGCAGATAAATTTTTAAATCCGTATACATCATGAAAGTTGGTATAATTGGAATGGGCTATGTGGGCCGAGCTGTGCAGGCCAGCTGGTTGGGTTCTGCCCACGAAGTAGTTTACTATGATCCTGCGGTTGCGGGATCATTGTCTGATGTAAACGCAGTTGTGGCAGAACGTCCGGGGGTTATATTTGTGTGCGTCCCTACACCATCAACCGGTGCCGGTGCTTGTGATTCTAGTATTGTACAAACTACACTGGATCAAATACTAGGAAACTATGCTGGTATCGTTATTGTTAAAAGCACAGTTGAACCAGACTTCTGGAAAGCATATACCCGTTATAGTAATTTGTTCCACGTACCAGAATTTTTGGTTGCCAGCAGTGCCATACACGACTATCTGAATCCCGAGTTTATCTTTGTTGGTGGAAACAAAGATCAAGCATATCAAGTGATACGTATACTGCAACTGAGTGCAGTAAGACTATCTGTACCTATCTATTATACCGACTTGATCACTGCCAGCCTGATCAAGTACTTTATGAACACATTCCTGGCCACAAAAGTGACAGTGCTAAATCAGTTTAACCAATTGAGCCATGCACTTGGTGCCAACTGGAATGACTTTACTGAAATGTTGGAAATGGACGAACGTATGGGTACTAGTCATAATCAAGTTCCAGGACCCGATGGACATTATGGATACGGGGGTGCTTGCTTTCCCAAGGATGTTCGTGCTATAATAAACTCCATACAAACACACAATGTTAGTGCAGGTATTATAGAAGCAGTGGATTCGGCTAACACACAATTCAGAGGTAAAGAATGAAAAAACTTTTGGTGTCACAGAGAGATCTAAATAAATTTGTTCAGAAGATATGTACAGAAATTGAATCCAGCAATTGGCGCCCGGACTATGTGGTCGGGCTTACTCGTGGCGGTTTAATTCCGGCTGTAATGATCAGCGAATATTTCAACCTACGTTGCGAAACACTAAAGATCAGCTTGCGTGATGGCAATGAATGTGAAAGTAATCTTTGGATGGCCGAAGATGCCTTTGGCTACATTCCTGTTGAGGAACGACAAGATGCCGAATTTGAAATTACACATCTTCCAGTAAAAGGCGACGCATCGGATGCCAAACGTAGAAAAAACATTCTAGTGGTTGACGACATCAACGATTCTGGAGCCACTATCAATTGGTTGATCAATGATTGGCCATCAGGCTGTTTGCCCGAAGATCGTGTATGGAAGACAATCTGGAACAACAATGTAAGATTTGCTGTATTATACGACAATGCTGCCAGCAACTGTGTTGTCAAGATGGATTATGTTGGCAAACAGATAGACAAGTCTAAGAATAATGTTTGGGTTGACTTTCCGTGGGAATCATGGTGGAAGCCATGGTGGCGTAGATGATTGCGTTACCGCCCGGTTGCACCGTAACCTATGCTGTTTGGGTCGATGTAGACAAACTCACTAACGAAATGATTGAGTGGTATCGACTGGTGGACGGCAAGGTTTATCAAGATCGTTGGTATGACCGTCGAGGTAATGAACAAAGCGTTTACTATGTAAGCTACGGTCGAGGTAAACGATGTCACCATCACAACAACGGTGTTGGCGAAGGATCGGGTGGTACACGTTTACACTTTCACGGTGACGATGCCTCAGCAGCCAGCATGTTTATTATGAAATTTTTTGAACACGTGACAAACAATAATCTAACTGAAGTAATGGAGCGACACGCTCGAGAAACAGCATAAATACAATTTCAATCAGCGGCCTTTTTGGCATTCATCCCGCTTTACAAATTCTGCAAGCCTATGCTAAAATTTAACATAGGAGAATAGCATGACCATCGTCAATAAAGATAACATCTGGGGGCAACCTAGCCGCCAATACAAATACACCAGCACCAAAGAATACCACGACGCATTTCCATGTGCATATCGCCAATGGCGAGCCGATAGCCATTGTAACCTAATTCATGGTTATAGCTTTAGCATGAAGTTCTATTTTGGTACAGACCATTTGGATGTGCGTAATTGGGCTGCCGACTACGGCGGTTTAAAAGAACTAAAGAAAATTCTAGAAGATCAATTCGATCATACACTTATTGTGGCACAGGATGATCCAGAATTGGAGACATTCAAACTATTGCAAGCCAAGAACATGGCCAAGATTGTTGTGTTACCAAAGCTAGGATGCGAAGGACTTGCTGATCAACTGTACAAGTTTGTGAATGGTGTATATATTCCTGATATGTGGGGACCAAGCGAAGCCGAACGCTTATGGTGCTACCGAGTCGAAGTTCGCGAAACACAAGCAAACATGGCATTCCGTGAAGGTCACCGTGAATGGAATGAGGATTTATTTGCGTGAGTCCGGAACAACGAATCAAAGCTGCCGAAGAGTGGGCTCAACTACGTGTAGAGGCCGCAGAGCGTGAGCGTGATGAGGCATTGGGCTTAGTCAGTGCGGCACACTTAGAATTGATACATAGCATCAAGTATGGATTCAATCCTGGTACTGCACACAGCACACTAATTAGTGTGGGTAGATTAAGCCCAAAGTTGCAAGCAAGAACAAAACGCATGTTGGAAGATAAAGAATGATTGAATGGCATACACATTTTAAGTTTCTTGGATTTACAGTACAAACCTGTGATTATGGTGGACGCTATATTTGGTGGAAACTTGGTAACTTTAATATTGGGTACAGCAAGGATCCTGACTTTAGCAAGATGGAACAAGAATGAATGAACAAATTCAAGAACTTTGGAACAAAGCTGCAACTGTTTCAGCCGCATATCCAAGTGGGCAAAACAATTCCTGGGAAACGCAGGTTAACTTTATTGAAACGTTTGCCAAGTTGATTGTTATTGAGTGCATTGAAATAATGCATACAAACGAAAGAATCCCCGAAGGATTTTTTTATCCCAAAGCCGCACACATACACGAACTAGTAATCAAACAACATTTTGGAATAGACAATGAGTAAAATCAAAATAGCAGAATTATTTTACAGCATACAAGGCGAAGGACGTTACATGGGTGTGCCGTCTGTTTTCTTACGTACATTTGGCTGCAACTTTAAATGTGCCGGCTTTGGTATGCCGCCAGGTCAGATCAGTATTGCAGCCGATGACATTGCGTACACTCACGCAAACATAGAGTCGTTTATGAAGTACGAGGATTTGCCGTTGGTCAGTACCGGTTGCGACAGTTATGCCAGCTGGCATCCAGCATTCAAGGATCTTAGTCCCATGCTCGAAAGCGATGGCATTGCCGAACGTATTATGGAAATACTGCCCAATAACCAATGGGGAGACGCACATCTTGTTATTACAGGTGGCGAACCACTACTAGGATGGCAACGTGCCTATCCAGATTTATTAAATCATCCCAAGATGCGAGCGTTAAAGGAAATCACTTTCGAAACAAATGGTACTCAACGTCTGACACCCGAGTTCAAAGAGTACTTGATTAATTGGCAAATGCCTAACTTGGACTTTACTCCAGAAGTTACATTCAGCGTAAGTGCTAAACTAAGTTGTTCAGGTGAAAGTAGAGAAGAAGCCATACTACCAGCAGTAGTATGTGAGTACGAAGAAGTGGGTACAACGTATCTAAAATTTGTTGTTGCAACGGAGGCCGATGTTGAAGAAGCATTATGGACAATACGAGCATATCGTCAAGCTGGTTTTCAGGGTCATGTGTATCTTATGCCTGTCGGAGGCGTTGAAAGCGTGTACCATCTTAATAATCGCCGCGTCGCAGACCTAGCAATGAAGCATGGCCTTCGTTACAGCGATAGACTACAAGTACCGTTATTTAAAAATGAATGGGGCACTTGATGATAAGGAATTACACTAATGGAGACAATGATGGGAATGTTTGATTTTTTAAAACCAAAAAAGACTGCGGCGCCCAAGGAAGAAAAACCCAAGACTCACAGAATTAAAACTAAAACACCAAAAGAAAAAGCTACAGAAGCAGGTGAGCCTTATGTGAGTGTAGTACAAGTTGAACTTGATCCTGATGATGTCGGCAATGGTGCATTTGAACTGGACTGGAATGATATTTTTGTTGCACGTTTGATCAAGTCCGGATTCAAAGGCAAAGATGATGCACAGATCGTGGATCAGTGGTTCCAAAGTATTTGCCGTAATATTCTAAACGAAAACTTTGAGCAATGGGAAGCCAATCAACCAGTGGATACAAGGCCACGCAGAGTTGATCGTAATGACCTGGGCAACGGACGCACTGAGGTATCGTGAGATTATACGTAAACGGAGATAGTCATAGTGCCGGAGCAGAAGCAGTCAACGGTTACTGCTTTGCCGAGGATGATCCTTTATACCGAGCACTGGGACGTATTCCACACCCAGACAACGAACGTGCCAGTTACGGTTGTTTAATTGCAAACGAACTAGGTGCCATATTGCATTGTGATGCAGAGTCAGCTAGCAGTAATTCAAGAATTATCAGAACCACAAGAGACTATATCAACAACCAAGGCGCACCAGACGCCGTTATAATTGGTTGGAGTACTTGGGAACGTGAAGAATGGTTGCTCAACAATGTGTATTGGCAAGTTAATGCCGGGGGTGTCGGAAACGACTGGCCCGAAGAAATTAAAGAACGTTATAAAAAATACATAGTTAGTGTTGATTGGAATCGTTGCCAACAGCAGGCACATACAGAGATCTTTTTGTTCCATAAAGAACTACAGGAAAAAGAAATCCCACACCTATTCTTTAACTGTTACAGCGATTTCCAAAATCAAGTAATGCAAGATTGGAATGGATGCTACGTTGACCCGTACGACCCAGACATGACTTATTGGAAGTGGCTAACCAATTGCGGTTTCGAATCAAACAAATCTTACCATTTTCGCGCAGATGCTCATAGAAAATGGGCAGAATTCCTTTTACCACACTTGACACGATTGTTATAATATGCTACTATTACAACATGAGATACTTAATCGTAGACACCGCTAACAC